TAAGTTTGTAATTATAAACGTCCATTATCTCTTGTATAATATCATATTCATTATTGTAAATATAAATCTTTTTAACGCTTTTACAATTCTTTATTAATCTGTCAACATCAAAGTGTTCGTTCTTAAACATTATCTTTTTTAATGCCCTAACGAATTTAGTAGACATAGCGTTTTTTCCTATCACATCTTTTAAACTTAAACAATTTTCTAAAACCTGTTCGCCTAAATCCTCATTCATTTCATAAATACCTTTTTTAATTAAAGATGTAGAACCTTTATTTACTTTTGAATTGAAAGCATCTGTAATTCCAGAAAGCGTAAAATCATCAATAAAATCGTCAATTATCTCTAATAATCTTTTGTATTCTAAATTGCCCTTTACTGCATAAGATTTAATATGATTAATAACCTTCCAACCTCTTTGATTTGTGTTTATGTCAATAACGCAATCTTTATTTACATTATTATTTATTACATAGAATACGGGTTTTTGTAATTGAATTAACGCTTCTAATCTGTGTTGTCCATCAATAACATAATTATCATTAGTTACAATTATCGGCACAACTAAGCCAAATTTAGTAATTGAATTACAAAGTAAATCAACATGCTTATTGTCAACATCTCTGTTGAATGTTAAATACTTAAATAAGCCATAGTTTTTAGTTTCAAATATCTCAAATTTTTTCATTGTTTTCTGTTTTAATTTATACTTTACTTTCTTTATATTCTTGTTCTTGTTGTTGTAGATACAATTCAACAGTGGCTTGCAGTGTTCGATTCATATCTTTTAAATTCTCATTCTCTTGCTTTACGTTTCTAAGTAAATCTCTTAAATGGTTAATCTCGATTCGGTTTAAATCTTCTAAGTGTGTCATAGTATTAAATTTTTATTTATAGCGATGTGCCCAATATTTATGTGTAGTTTCTAAAGCTTCGATAATATTATCTTTTTCTTTTCCTAGTAATGCTGATTCAATTAACCATCTTATTTCATCGTAAGGGCAAGAGCACTCATCATTGAACCAATCATAATAAACATCTATTAAATTTTCTTTGTGTTCTTGTGTCATATCATTAAATTTATAGTTCTTCTTTTATTTCTATTTTGTCGTTTAAATCATTTATTAAATCAGATAATATAATTTCTTTATGCTTTTTGTTTATAGCATACATTGGGTATCTCATCCATTTATAAGTTGATTCTTTTGGATTAAATATATCACTCATTAATTTTCTAAAATTTCTAAACCAAACTCTCATTGGTCGTGTTACTCTAATTACTTTATTTGTTTTCACATTATTTGTTTTAGTTAAAATTATCTTTGTATTCCTTATCTCCATCAGCAAAGCCACAAGCTTCAGCATCTACATTATTATGAACCTTTGCGACATATTCGCCATAAGTTCGCCACCATTCTAATTCCTCTTGTTCAACCTGTAAACCTATTTTATTAGCCATTATTTTTTCATTTTCAATTTTGTTTGTGATTAAATCTATAACTTTATTTTTTAAGTCATCTAATTCATTTAATACCTCTGTTTTCATATTATTTGTTTTCGAATTGGTTTGCTAGTGAATAAAATTTATAAGTTTCATAAGGCATCTTATACCCTTTGCAATTATAACAGAATAATTGTTTTGCTTTCTGTTCTATTATTGCTGAACATTTGTTACACTTTCTCATTTGATTTCTTTTAATGATTCCTTAATGCTATCAAGCTTCCATTCCTGCATTTTAGCTTGTTCTTTGACGACTTGACTTATAATGAAGGGTAAGTCATCAAACATATCGTTAACGTCAAACACAACGCATTTATCGTCTCCATAATAAATATAGAGTTCTCCGTCGTTACAATGTATTTGAATTGTGTCATAAACATAGGTGTGTCTTTTAGCAACTTCTAATTGCTTTTCTAAATCTTTGATTTTTTCTTTGAGTGTCATATTTCGTAAGTTTTTGTTGAGTTCATCATATAATTAGCGTAAACAGTAGCTTCGTTATCCAATTCACAATTCTTGTCTTCTAGGTATTTCATATAATGGTTTTGCCAAATGATGTCGTATTGTAAACTTTTTATTTCAGCTTCTAACTCTTCAATGATGTCCTCCATTATTGTTCTACTTTTTCTTCTATTATTTTGCCTTCTAAATCTACAATAGTGTAGCCGTGACTTCTTAATAGGTTAATTGATTTCTCTATTTGATTTACTCTTTTTCTGTAATGATCAAATGTCTCGTTTTCTATCCAACTCATAATTATTTATTTTTAAATTCTGTTATATACTTCCTCTATTAAATCTCTAAAATCATCTCTACCGTTGCAATTATTATCTTCTTTATTCATTATTGCAGTCATAATTCTTAACTTTAGTTTTTCAAAGTCAATCTCTATATTTTTTCTATGCATTTCAAACGCCCATGTTCTTAAACCTTGTAAGGTAAACGATCCTTTGTTAAAATCATTTTTTAACATACATGATATTTGAGCTAGCTTATCACTAAAAATCCTGTCTTTAAACTCGAGCTTACCTGTTCTGAACTCATCTTTATTTTTGGCATACAAGTCAACTAAATAACCACAAGGCAAACAATCTAAATAAGTTTGATGCATATTCCACAAATAAGAATAATTAGTAAAATAATTAATATTACTAATTCCATATTTAAACCAAGCGTGTAAATAATCTTTATCCGTCCAAGTTTTATTTACATTGTTTAGTATTGCAACGTCTTTTATTAATTGTTCTTTAGTTTCATAATCTTTTACAATGCAATTTATTTTTGCTTTGTTATTTGGCATATTAACTATTGCAAAACATAAATGTTGACCATCTACTATTACATACTTTCTTTTATCAAATTTAGATATATTGCCAATTACAGGGTATCTTAAAACCCCACATTCATTAATGCTTTTTGTCAAGGTGTTTGAATGTCTTTTAGTAATTTCTCTGTTAAACTCTAGTAGGTTTTTAGGTTTAAGCATTTCTTTTACTTCCTTTTGTGTAAATTCTAATTTCATTATTTCTTTGTTTTAAATTGATGTTATTAATCTTACTTCTCCAGATGATTCATATCCAGATTCTCCTTTTGTTGAGTACTCTAAGTCAACAACCCATTCATTGTCTCCAGAATATAAGTTGTCTGCTCTAATAGGTAAATCTTTAGGAACTTTGTTTAATTCATTTATTAGTTCTTTTACTGTCATGATTTCTTAGTTTTAAATTGTTTACTTAATAGTTCTAACATACGATTTTGGTTACTCTTTTGTATCCAATCTTTGTTAAGGTTAAAGTGTTTTGGGATAATCTTTTTGTTTTCTTTCATTGTTTTCTTTATTAGTTATACACAAACTTAGTTAATTATTTCCAACTGACCAAATAAATATAAAAAAAATTATCTAATAAAATAATTACCATGAGGCACAGACCTAGTAAGTAAGTACTGACAAAGATAACGACAGGAGTCTATTCCGTGATTAAAATTGTCTTGAGGAATAGAGCCTGTAAGCTTCCAAGAATAATTATTAAATTCACGAATTAGATTTATAGAGTTGCTATCAATTACAATTTGATAATCTTGCATTAATGCAATTCCTGACAAGATGCTACCTTTCTTTTTTATTGTAGGCACAATGTTTAATCCTTTTGTTTTTAATTCATTGATTAAACGAGGCTCACTATTATCGGCAACAATTAAATTCTTACCTGCCTTTCTAATACAACCATCATAAATCTGTGAGGTAGTCAAACCTTTTTTATATAAATGTTCTTTAAACCAAATAATTTTTCTAGTTTTGTCAATAGCACCTTCTATTAAAGCTGAGGGGTCAACAGAGAATCCAAAATCTAAACCGAATATTGAATCTATTTCCGTATTGAATTTATCTATATTCCAATGAGTAAATATAACTCCTTCTGCTCTTTGTAACCAACCACCCATTATTTGATGCTTATATTTAAGAGGTCTTCTCACTTTCATATCCTCTATTTGATTCACAAAGGATTCTGACAAGTGGTCTAAATTATCTAAGTAAGTTGTGTGAATGTAAGTAATGTTTTCTTTTGTGCCATTAAATCCATCAGGAACTCCTCTATTTTGAAAGAACCTTTGGTATATCCAGTTCTCTTTTGTAGTAGGGTTTAGAATTAATATACATCTATTCTTTACATTCTTTGCTCTAATACTAAAATCAATCTTATCAAAACTCTCTTCGTCTGTTAACTCTTCTGCTTCATCTAATACAAACGAACTAACACCTTGTATAGATTTAAGCTTTGCTGTTTGGTCTCCACTTGATGTTCTAATACCACTGAAGTATATTGAACTGCCTGTTAAATTGTTTATGATTTCTGTTTTAGTAACAGTAAACTGGTCAAGTATTCCCATTAATTCAAGCTTCTCTATAAATTCTGGTATAATAGACATACCTGCTGAGGTCATTGTATAACGAGTGAATAGTATTCTATGACCTTTTTCGTATGTTAGAAGCACTAAGAATGTGTTTGTGGCAAATGATTTACCACTTCCTCTTCCTCCAGTTATTACAAAGTAACGACTCTTAGAATTAAATAGAGTTTGATACTTAGGATTAAGATTTAGCTTCTTCATCTTTTATATCTTCTGATTCTATGTCTATTGTTTTTTCTTTGTCTCCAAAGTTAATAATAGGGATATTGACTTCTGTTTTCACATTAAGTTCTTTTAATTCTTTTGGTTTACCATACTTGTATTCCCAAAGTAATCTCATGTGAGGGAAACTCTCTTTGCTTTGTTTAGCAAGTTCAAGCCAAGCTTTCTCTTCACTACCAAATACTTTTTTCATAGCACCCAAAGCATAGTTACCTAGCTTCTTTTCTCTTGCCTTTGGTGGTCGTCCTTGACCTCTGTAAACACCTTTTAAAGCACCGTTGTTTGCTCTTCCGTCTTTTTTCTTTTTGTTTTCATTATCTACTCCTTCCATAAACCTTTATTAATTAGTTGGCATATAATAGAGTAATTGCCTAAGTCCTGATATGTATCTAACA